CTATAATCTTTCCAATAATTAATATTGCAGGCCCTATTGCTGCAACAAGAAGTCCAATTTTTACTATTGTTTCTTGGGTCGCAGGACTAAGGTTTGAAAACCATTCTGAAGCTTCTTTTACCTTTTCAGATAGTGATACTATGTGAGGTACTAATATTTCACCTATGGTTATGGCTGCATCTGATAAATGGTTTTTAGCTATTTCAATCTGGCTTGCTGTTGTTTCATATCTTTGTTCTGCTTCCTTTGCTAAAGCTGTGTTTTCTTCCCAAGCTTTAGTACCTATTTCAAGTGAAGTGGTAAATACATCACTAGCACCACTTGCTCTTAAAAGTGCATCCCTTAACCTTACCTCTGTAATCCCCATTTCATCGAGTATTGCTATAGCTGATTTTCCTTGTTCTTCTGCATTACCTAAACCTTCAATAAAAGATATAATTGCACTTCCTGCATCTTCCTGAAATGCTCGTTTAAACTCATCAGCACTCATTCCAGCAACACTTGCAAACTCATTCAACCTCTCTGAGCCAGTTTCAACAGCGAGCTGCATATCAACCATTACTTTACTAAAGGCACTTCCTCCTGCTTCAGCTTCTATGCCTACTGAAGAAAGAGCACCAGCAAAACTCATTATTTGTGCCTCTGTTAGTCCAATCTGTGAACCGGCTCCAGCAAGTCTTAAACCCATTGCTACAATTTCAGACTCTGTAGTAGCTAGATTATTTCCTAAAGCTACAATAGTAGATCCTAATTTATCAAAATCTGTCTGACTCATGCCAGTTATGTTAGCAAGTCTTGCTAGTGAAGTAGCTGCTTCATCAGATGATAGGTTAGTAGCTTCCCCCAAGTCAATCATTACTCGAGTAAATCCTAATATATTTGGTACTTCAATTCCAAGCTGACCTGCTGCCTCTGCAACTTCAGCTATTGCACTGGCACTTGCCGGAATTTCCTTTGACATATCCCTTATACCTATTTCTAACTTTTTTAATTCTTCATCTGTAGCATCTACAGTTTTCTTAACTCCTGCAAAGGCTGATTCAAAATCTATAGCAGCTTTACTTGCTGCAGTACCTATTCCTACAATTGGCAAGGTAACAGTTTTAGTTAAATCCTTACCTGCACTTTCCATACTCTTTCCTATATCCTGCATCTTCTTACCAACAGGCTCTAGACTTTGTCCTAACTTATACCAAGAACTAGATTGAGTTTCTATTTCTTTATTAACCTTTTTTAGGTCTTGTTCCATGTAGGCTAGTTGTTCTTTAGCCTTATTTAGTTTTATCTCTAAGTCTTGAGTTGCCTTTGCATCTTGTCCTTTAGTTTCTACTGACTTTTTATGGGCTGCTTCTAATGCTTCTACCCTTTGTTTTTGGATTTCAGTTTGTTTTGTTAGACTGTCAGCTTTTAATTTTAGACCATCTAGTCCTTTCCCATGCTCTCCTAGAGCTGCAGTTGAGGCTTTAAATTGGGATTCAATAACCCTCATTTCTCTATTTAAGCTTGCTATCCCATTTTGGAAACCAGATGCATCTAGTCCAATCCTTACATTTAAACTACCTATTTCCCTTGCCAATCTTCTCACCACCTTTTGGGCATAAAAAATACACCTATTTTAGGTGCTATAAAATATCATCTATATATCTTTTATCTCGTTCAGCTTTAATTCCGAGTAACTTTAAATAATAAATTATATCCATGGAGTCAATTTCATTCATGGTCCAGTTACTCTCAAGTAATGATAAATATATACTATCTATAAACTCTTCGGGGTCCATGGAGTTCCCCTTATCTAGTTTTTTTCATCCACCCCAGTCACTTCTGCTACTTCACCTACAACTTCAGTAATGCATCTTGTAATTGTAGGTATTAGTTCACTTGATGAAAGCCCATCATAAACATCATCCCTAGTAAATTTATTTTTAAATAACTCAACTATGAAATCCACCATAGTATCTAATTCTTCAGCTGTCATATCATTAAAGTTAACTTTCTTTGATATTTCTAAAGTTCTTCTTAGCATCCTTGCAGATATAAAATCAGCTACATAAGTTTTCTCCTTATCATCGACTCTTAGTTTAATCTCCACCTTCTTCTTCCCCTCCTACTACTTCTTCACTATCCCCTGGAACTTTCTCAAACCATGTTTCACTACCTGTAAAATCATCTGAATCTTCATCAGCAGTTCTTTTCCACTCTCCATCAAAGATTCTAGGCATAAAAGTAAACCGAATAACTGGAGTTTTATGTTCCACATTATCCTTTTTAGTTGTGTACTCCTCTCCCATAGGTTGTGCTACACCTTTTAGAAGCCAAACATATCTATATTTCCCACCTTTTCTTAAACTCTTAAATCCTAAAGCCAGATAAGGTGGTACATCATCTTTTGATTCTATTAACACACCGTTTTCATATTTGTTACCTAATACCTTTGCTCTTACCTTTAAAGGCAAATCTGCTGTTTCTATTTCAACTTCTATTTTTCCCAATGCTGAAATAGACTCCCATAATTGATCATCTGCATAAAGTTCTTGAGTATTAACACTTGGGTTTATTCTAGCATTTATAGCGCCTAGGATTTGCTCTACTTCGCTATAACTAACACCCGATTTATCATCAGTTTCAAGCAAAGCAAAATGTATATCTTTAAGGCCATATTGACTCATTTCTCTACCTCCTTTAAAAATCTCATTACCTTGTGATACACCTTTGTATCTTCTTCATATAAATCATAGTATCTTTGTTTAATAAAGTTGGCTGCTAGCATACTTTGGTGTACTTTTTTTACTAATTCAGTATAGTCAATCTTACTCCATATATCTATTTGAATAAAATATCCGGTTATAGTTTCTGTATCATCTGAATGTAATGTTCCCCTATCCAAATATGTGAAAAAAGTAATATAAGGGTATTTTTCATTCTTAGAAGTTTGAAAGGATACTGGTATTCCAATATCCTTTAGTGCATTAGTCACTTCTTTATTTATACTCATAGTCCTAATCCCTTCTTTACTTCTTCAACTATTAGTTCCTCTACATCTTCTTTTGAATCTTCATATCCTCTACTCATAAATGGATCTGCCTTCATTTTAGTAGTACCAAATTCTAAAAATGCAGCATAAAAAGCATCCTTACTTGGATAAACTTCAATAAAAGAAGCTCCATCCTGTCTCTTGATATTAGAAACTTTAATATTTTTCTTCAGGTTCCCTGTTCTTTGTGGTGCTTCTTTTATTATTGCATCTTTTACTTTTTCTCCTGCTTTTTTTAATATCTCCCTTTCAATTTTCTCTCCCTCTTTACCAAGCTTTCCAAGTTCAGTTAACAAGTTTTCTAATCCATCTAACTTTACATCAGCCACTTAAATCTACCTCTATAGCTTTGATTTCAATGAATTTATTTCTGTATTTGATATTATCTAGGGAGATTATATTATAGGGTTTATTTTTAAATAGAATTCTCATTGATGTATCAATCCCCTCTAAATATCTAATTGTAAATTTAACTGTGTTTTCCATCTGAACAGCTGCAGCTTCATAATATTCCCTTCCATGAAGGTTAGAAACTGCTGCCCATACTGTTTTAAAATCTATCCATTCTTCTATCTCAAAACCATTTTCATTGATATTAGTTTTTAACTCTTGTAAGGTTATTCTTTTGTTTAAAACACCTATCTCCACAAGATCACCAGCTTTCTCTTCGAAGATTTCCAAGTATTAGTCTCATTACCTCTATAGTTTCAGAAATACTGCCACTTTCATTTTTTAAATAATAGAATGACCCTTCTCTTTTCTCATACATATTGGCTATGCAATATAGTACAGCCTGTTTTACAACCTTTGGTACTTCTTCAAATTCTGATAGTGAATATCTTAAAATATCCTCACAGATTTCCTCGGCTGTATGAATAAAATTAGTGATGAGTGTATCTTCCTCATCACTATCTACTCTTAAATACAGTTTTGCTTCTTCAAGTGATACTACCATACACCCATCACCTCACTTTACTCCATTTCCATAAGTCCAGCATATTTAAGCTTTTGAAGTAAAGAATTAAAATCATTCTTTAAATCATCCACTGTAGTAGCTGTACTATCTGGTTGAACCTCAGCCCTTATTAAAAGCTTCCCATTTAAAAGGAATACCCCTTCCTCTGTAACTTCAAGCACTCCATTAACAATCCATCTGTTTCCATCTTGTTCTCTATAGTTTTTTGTATTATACATATTTATCACCTAGGCTTTCATTTGTAGTACTTTAATAGCTTCAGGAAGTATTAACTTGCCATCTACTCTTTGCGTTGCTTTAAAGCCTACTTGTCCTGTTGCTGCAAATAACTCGTTAAGCCTTTGAAAGGATCTACCTTGTCTATCTGCCACCCAGTAATATGAAAAGTCTCCAAAAGCTATAGGTTTTGCCCCTGCAACTGCTAATGGAACATAAGATGATGTTTTAACTGGTCTGTTTAAAATAGTGTCAGGTTCACCAGCTGTTACTGAAGGTTGCCATAGGTATTGTCCATTTCCATCCTTCAGCTTTCTAATCTCTTTCACAGTTGAGTCATTCATAACAAAGGTCGCCTTTTTTCTATAAGGAGATTTTAATGAGTAAAATAAATCTAGTATATCATCAAGCTTTATGACTGTTTGAGTAGAAGCTGTTACTCCAACCTCTCCACCACCATTATCATTAAATATTCCTGTAGGCTTTCCTGCTCCATCTCCAATTAAAAAAGCTTCCTCCTCTTTTGAACCTATTCTTCTAGCAAATTCCTTAGCTATATAACTCTCTAAATTAAAAACACTATCATTAAGGAGTTCTTCTGAAACCTTAATCATAGTGGCTAATTTGTAAGCACCTATGGAAACTTGACCAAATGCATCATCTGATTCTGGAATGGCACCTTCTTCATCAACCCAGGATGCTGTCCCCTTTGATGCTACAACTGGTATCTTTTTATCACCTGAAGAAGTAGTTATTACTTTCGCTAGTTGCCTAAATATATTTTCTTCAAGAAGTCCTTCTACTAAAGTCTTTTCAAACTCATCTGGAACTAAGTATCCACCTTCGCTATCTGTTCCAATCTTAAGTGCATTTTGAACTTCATAGCTGTTTTTATTTCTCATGGCATTCCAGAAAGCTCTTTTATATTCCTCAGATGCTCTTCCTGTTTTATCTTCCTCCATAGTACTGTTAGGAGTATTTCTTATAGGGCTTGAAGTAGGTTTTGAAAGTTCTAAGTCAATTACAGCTTGCCTTTCTAGTCTTTCTATTTCCTTTCCTAAACTAACTACATCAGCTTCCATCTTTTCATAAGTAGCTGTATCCTCAGCTGAAAGTAATCCATTTTCATTTCTTCTAGAATCTAAAAAAGCCTTGGCACTTTCCCAAAGCTTCGCTCTTTTTTCTCTTAATTCTAATATTCTATTCATACATTTACCTCCATTTATTTTATTAAATTTAATCTTTTACATAATTCTTCATAGGATGTTCCCTCTTTAGTTTCCTTATTGATTACACTTTTCTTTGGTACTTTCTTAAGAAAAGAATTAACCACTGTGGCTTTATCAAAAATGAATCCATTAGAAACTAAAATATCTTCTTGTCCATCTTCATAAAGGACATTATCTGCAAAACCTAGTTCTACAGCTTTCTTTGAACTCATCCATGTTTCATTATCCATCATTTTAGATATTTTATTTCTATCTAATCCTGTCTTTGTCTCATAAGCATTAATTATGCTTTCTTTTACTTCTGCTAACATCTCTTTTGCTTTAAGCATGTCTGATTCTTCTCCCCAAATAAGGGTTGAAGGATTATGAATCATAAGCATAGCTACAGGTGACATTAATACTTCATCTCCTGCCATTGCAATAACTGATGCTGCTGAAGCCGCTAAACCATCAATTTTTACTGTAACCTTCCCCTTATATTCCTTTAGCATATTGTAAATTTGGCTAGCTGCGAATACATCTCCTCCAGGTGAATTAATCCATACAATAACATCTCCATCAGATTCAAACAATTCTTCCTTAAACTTTTTAGGCGTAATATCATCATCAAACCAGCTATCTTGAGCAATATATCCATCAAAATATAGAGTTCTTCCTTCTTCATTTTTAATCCAATTCCAGAATTTCTTTATTGTCCTCACCCCCAGAATTTTCTTTTACATATGCTCCTACATCTTTAAGCTTTAGCATATTGCCATTAACCATATATGTGTTTCCTCCCTCTTCATCAGGAATAGGATTCATATTTTCTAGACTTCTTACATCATTTGGAGACATAAAACCATTCTGAATTCCTATGGAGTAACCCCTCATCCTTGATTCATAATCTCCTCGAAGAAGTCCCTCTACAACAAAGCTTACAAAGTATTCCTTTTTCTCACTTTCACTAAAGAGAGATTTATTAATGGATTGCTCTATCCTAACTAACCATGGTCTTATAGTATGAACTACAAAACTAATAGATTGATGCTCTATGTTACTAAATGTAGCTCTCTCTAAATCTCCTATCAAATGAGGTGGAATTCTAAAAATCCTACAAATCTCCTCTGTTTGAAATTTTCTTGTTTCAAGAAACTGTGCCTGCTCAGGAGGAATCCCAATGGGTTGAAATTTCATCCCTTCCTCAAGTACAGCTATTCTATGTGCATTTGATGTACCCTGATATACAGCATTCCAACTATCTCTTATTCTCTGTGGATCTTTTACAACTCCAGGATGCTCTAATACTCCCCCAGGATTTGCCCCATTAGCAAAGAACTTAGCCCCATATTCTTCCGTTGCTATAGCCATACCAATCGCATTCTTAGCCATAGCTATTGGAGAATATCCGATAAGTCCATCAAAACCTAGACCTGGAATGTGTAGTACTTCATCCTTTGTTAGAATATATTCTTGACCTTCTTTGTTATATAGATAGTAAATTTCTCCCTTTTCGCTTCTATTTACTGTCATTTTGTCAGGCAATAAAGGATAAAGTGCTATAACCTTACCTCTACCATCTCTAATAATTTGAGAATAAGAATTTCCCCATAATAAAAGATGACCCATTAGTGTTTCTCTGAACACAAATGAAGTCATCTCGGGATTTGGTGCATTAGAAAGCAAATTATATAATGGGTGCTCTCTAGCTTTTTGCTTACCACCTTCCGTATATCTATAAGTGTGTAAAGGAAGTGAAGCTATAGTTTCAGCTAATATTCTAACACAAGCGTAAACTGCAGTAGTTTGCATAGCTGTTCTTTCATTCACTGTTTTTCCACTTGTAGTATTTCCAAAGAAAAAACTATAAGTATTACCAAAGAAACTATTCTTAGGTTCAGCCCTTGATTTAAAAAGCTTTGAAATTATTTTTATTATAATCACCTCCTGAAAATGGGCATGAAAAAAGCACCTTCGATTTAGAAGATGCTAAATTCTACTTTAATCTGTATAAATAAATGCTTTTACATTCAAAGTTTCATCATTACCAGATACTTTGATATGATCATCGTGTATATTTAACTTCCAGTGTTCTTTCGAATTCTCTGTATACTGCATACAGCTTTCTATAAGCAAAGGTTTTATATCTACCCAATTTACCATTAATAGCTTTTGTCCTTCAAGTCTAAAGATTATAATAGCGTTATCATAAGATTCCATTAGTTCATATTGAACAAGAGTTATCACAACCCATCCTGCATCTATAGTTTCATGGTATTTGGATAGAGGAGTACAAAGGATTATGCTCTCTCCATTTTCTAATGTTGATTCAAACATTATCTTCTTACCTTTAATTAGTTTATACTCATTACCTGCAGCTTCTGAAGCTACTTTTAAAACCTTTTCGAGTCCAACTATGTTTTTATCCATTGCCCCAGCCCCCTATAGTTAATTGTTACTTATATTATATCAATAACTAGCGTAACTGGGTTTGACAAATATAATTGTCAAGTGATGTTGCATTTTTCAAAATCACTTTTATTACTATATTCCTGAATATATAATTTAAATAACTTTATCTTGATCTTTCCATTATCTCGTTAAGCGATTCATTCTTCTTATCTTCATCTATCTCATATGTGAAGATAATTTTATCTCCTTTAATTTTATAAAATTTACTAGTTTCTAATGTTTTTAATCCTAGTTTTTTATGATAGTAATTATAACCTCTTATAATCTCTGCTCTAAGTGCATTTTCTACATCAACTTTCATAATTGTTGAGTTTAAATATCCATCAGTAGTTTCATTATACTTATCTTCTATATAAATCAATACTTGGTACATACTTAATAATGTGAATAACTCTTTAGATGCCAATCCAATATTGACATTATCTAAGACTTTTAAGAATTCCTTTCTATCTAAATTTAAGATTGTTTCAGTTGTAAAATTTACTTCATATCCATAATTATTTTCCGATGTGCCTAAGCCTTTATATGTCCTCTTCTCTCTTACTAATTCAAGTATAGGAGTTTTCTCTATATCTCTTTCAAATCTATTTACAAAGCAAAATAATTCTTGTTTTATCAAATACTGAAATAGAGGTGCATAAACCTCTCTTAATATTTTTTCATTTACCTCTTTATTTTTAGTTGAATAATATTTATATAAACCAGCTATGGCACCTCCTACAAGAACAATGGTCTGAATTATGGGTAGTCCATATTGAATAATCCAATCGAAACCACTAACAGGGTTAGTTGATTGCTCTAGATATTTTATTCCAAGTTCTATTAATTTTCTCAAACTTTCCATGTAGCCCTCCAAGTTTAGCTTTTTATGGTGATACATCATAATTATACCATATTTTTTCTTATCTACTATATTATCAATATCCCTCTCTCATCATACACACTTCCAGCATTTCCTTTATTCCTTATTGCTCTATCAAGTGCCATTATAGTAGCAACTATACCATCTATTTTCTCTGTACTTTTTTCTTTATCAGGTTTGATATTTCCTGCAGGGTCTGTCTTTACATACACATTATCCATCATCCACCTTAATACTGGATTACCACCATGGGCTATTCTCTTTTCAAGTGTTAACTTCATCAGTTCTTTAGTAGGTGGGCTCATATCTTTATAACCTTGTCCAAAAGGTATAACTGTAAAGCCCATGTCATCTAAGTTTTGAGTCATTTGCACTGCTCCCCATCTATCAAATGCTATTTCTCTTATATTGTACTTTGTTCCTAATTCCTCTATAAAGTTCTCAATAAATCCATAATGAACTACATTACCTTCAGTGGTTTTAATATAACCTTGTTTCT